CGTACATTTGTGTTATGGATTCTATGGTTAGGCATTAATTTTGGCTATTACGGGTTTGTTTTATGGACTCCGACTCTCCTTGTAGGCAAAGGGTTCAGTTTAGTAAAGGGTTTTGAATTTACATTAATTATGAGAAAATATTTTGATTCTTTTATTAATGCTGAGATGAAGAATCGTGTAAAAAACGGTTCAACACCTGGTATTAATCCTTATAGTTTAGAATGGGATAGATTATATACTCACATGAATGTGCATCCTAATGCAGTTGATGGTGATTATTCAGGTTTTGATTCTAGTATTCAAGGAGTTTTCTTTCAATATTATGCTCGTTTAGTTAATGATTTTTATAAAGATAATTTTAGTGATTTAAGAAATTATATGATGTATTTACAGATATTTAATAAATTTTTAGTTATGGACCAAGTATATGTTAGATATCAAGGTAATCCTTCAGGAGGAAGGACTACGATTTCTGTTAATAATTTTGTTAATAAGATGAATATAGTTATGACATATTTAGATGCTTCACCTGTTCAATATGCAGATGTTAGATCTTTTAGAGAGAACGTTAGGTTAGCTACACATGGAGATGATAATTTGATAACTTTTTCAGACTTAGTAAAGGGTTTTTTTAATGGTAAAACATTAAATAGATTCATGAAACAACATAATATAGAGTATACAAGTGCTGATAAAGGAACTCAAGTTGAGAGTAAGAAATTGATAGATTGTACATATCTTAAAAATGGATTTGTATTTGATAAAGATATGAAGGTTTATAAAGCAGGTTTGAATAAAGATGTTATTGAGGAAATGTGTAATTGGACTAGAGGAACAACTGAAAGTGAAGTTATGACTATATGTCAAGCAAATTGTGATACAACTTTAAGATTTGCTTATTTTTATGGAAGAGAGTATTTTGATATGATACGTGCCAAGATGTTAAAATTTATACTTAAGAAAGCGATGACGTTAAATTTGCTTGATTATTATGAATTATCCTTTGAATTTGATCAAAGAGGAGAATTAACTTTTGATGATGATCTAGTCCCGAAGGACGAAAACTACACACTTAAAAGTGGTGAATCATTTTATAAAACAATGAAAATGAATAAATTAATGAATAAACAGAAGATTGTAGAAAATCTTCAAGAAGTTAGAACAACTTTAAAAGTTCAAGCCGGAGAAAACGTAGATCAAGTTTTAAGAGACGATAATTCAGTTACAACAACATTCGAGGGAACTGGGAGTGCTTATACAGCTCAAAATGTATATGAGGTAGCGAAGACTAATGATGCACCTGATAGTGAGAGTTTTGAAATACAAGATATGAATGAAGTAAAATTATCTTTATCTAGTATTTTAAGAAAACCATTTAATATGCCTAATTTAGTTTGGACTACAGGGATGACGATTGGTGATCCTATTACAAATACTGCTACAGGATTTTATCCTATAGATTATTTTAGTTTTATTAAGATAGAATTAATTTTTATGTATTTATCTGCAAGTAAACGATAAAAGTAAAAGGAGCATTTGACGGATTGTAGTGCTATAATATAAATAAGATATATAGTGAAAGTATAATGCTGTTATATA